CTAAACTATAGAGCTGGCGGATATGATAGCAGTACTAATTATTTAATTAACGATGTTGTACAATATAGTACTAGTTCTTATATAGCTCTTCAGGATTTTGCTGCCTCTGGAAACTTTGGTAACGAACTAACAGCTGGTAAATGGGAATTACTCGCTGCTGGTGGCGGTTCGGTTCTTCCTTCTCTTGCAACAAGCGATAAAGGTAAATTTTTAGGATCTACAGATGGTGTTGCTTATAGCTGGCAATATCCTGGTAAAGCTGATAAAGTTTACTATGTTGCTGAAAACGGTAACGCAGATTCTGATTTAGGTCAAACAGTCGATACAGCTTGGGGATCTTTAAAATTCGCATTAGAAAATGTGACTGGTCCAGCTACTATCTTTATTAAAGATGGTAAATATCGCGAAAACTTACCTATGACAATTCCTGCTAACATTACACTTAAGGGTGATGGTCAAAGGAACACCGAAATTCATCCAGCCGCTGGTGACTCAAACAAAACTATGTTCTTTGTAAATAGTGGAGTTCTTGTTGAAGAACTTAAATTTACAGGACTTACTGGCTTTGCGCTAGATTCGGCTAATCCTCACGATATTGAAGACGCTACAATTGGTGGAGTTTACTTTAGACTTGACCCAACTGCAGTTATTCTAAAATCTCCATATATTAAAGAATCAACAGCATTCTCAACCGGTGGTGTTGGAGCTATTATCGATGGCGGACTTAATAGTAATCCAGCAAACCAAGGTTCTATGGTTTTCCACACATTTACGCAAGTACATAACGGTGGCGCTGGTTTCCATGTTCGCAAAAATGGTAAATCTGAAATCGTTTCTTGCTTTACATATTATTGCGATTTTGGCCTTGTAACATCTAGCGGTGGTAAGATTAGAGCTCTTAACTGTAATAACTCTTATGGTACTTACGGCGCGGTTGCTGAAGGATTTGATTCCAACGAAGTTGCAATTACAGGTAAAATTAGAGGTACTTCACTTCATTACGACGGTAATACAATAACTGGTGGTACTGAATTCTCTGTAGGATCGAAGATTGTTGGTGAGACAAGCAATGAAAAAATAGATAGAGCGACTCGTGCTGCTAACGTTTCCTTCCATTCTCCCAATCACGGCCTAACAACTGGTCAAAAAATATCTATTACAGGTTTGACACCTTCAACATGGGCGTCATTGTTTACGGCTGATAGTTATTGGGTTACGGCTACAGACTCTTCTAACTTTATACCTTATATCGACTCAGCAAGATCTACTGGTATTGATACGCAAAATGCTGGCGGTAGAAACACTGTTAGTACAACAATTACAGATATTGCTCGTCAAAACCCAGTAAGATTAACTGTTACGACTGCGGCAAACGCTGATTCATATGCTCCTCACTATATACAAAGTGTTGGTGGTATGACTCAAATGAATAACCGTTGGGTCACGTTTGATAGTGGAGCTGCTACATCTGCATCTACTCTTTTTGCAAGAATAGCAGAAAATGAAAAGATTACAGTAGGCAACGATGGCGCTACTAACACAACCACCTTCACAGCTGGAGGAAATATTGGTGGGGTAGCTGTACCTTCAACCAACCAACCAGATATAACTCTTTACAGAGGTTCTCGTTACCGGTTCATAGGTGATGGCACTGCTCTTCAAGGCGGCCGGTTCTACATTGCTACTGGAACTAATTGGGATTCAAGTAACTTTACAGATGAATACACAACTGGAATTTTAAATAGTAGAAACAGCCTTGATGGTGATTCTACTCTAGATAGTACAGTAGACGGACTACTCTTTGAAGTTGGACCTACAACTCCGTCTACGCTTTATTACCATTGGGATAGTGCGGCAAACGGAACTCAAATGAGGGGTACAATCAACATTGTTAATCCTCCGTTTATCGATGCTCAATCATATAGCGTTTATACTTCTGGTGGTCAAGCTAGACTGATGGACTCAGGTGATTACTTTGACTCTGCTCATTGGAACGCTGAAGCTCCTACGGCTGACGTCATTAATTCGCAACCATCCGAAGATAAAATCTACGTAGAAAATATTACTTTCCCAGGATTTTCCGGCGGTGAGCTTATTAGCCAAGGCGCAGTAAATGCAAGTCTTGCTAACTCAAACTTCTACCGAGGCCAATACGGTTATATCGTGACAGTTGATACTTTAACTGGAGAGCCAAAACCCGGTGCTTCGATATCGTTTGCGGGTGATGCTGATAGTGCAGGGTACGCAAGAGCCTATGTTATATCTAGTGTGTCTGGCTACGGAGGTGGCGATGCTACTATAACGCTGTCACAACAAAAACTAGAAACAAATGCTTCTGCTGATGACGTAGCTGCTACCATACGAACTAATTATTCTCAGGTAAGACTTACGGGTCACGACTTCTTGAGCGTTGGTACTGGTGGAGTAACCACAACAAATTATCCTGGAACTCCAACGCAAGCTGCTTCTCAAGGAAATGAAGTTGTTGAGACTGCTCCTGGTCGAGTTTACTTTATCTCGACTGACCAAGATGGTAACTTTAGAGTTGGTAACTATTTCCGAATCGATCAGGCTACTGGACGAGCAACATTGGATGCATCTGCATTTGATCTTTCTGGTTTGACATCATTGAGACTTGGTTCAATTGGTGCACAAATTGGTGAATCAATTAACGAGTTCTCATCAGATGCAACGTTATCTGGTAACTCAAACCTTGCTGTTCCAACGGAGAAAGCAACTAAAGGTTATGTAGATGAAGCACTTAATTCTTTGGTTGATGCTATAGGTGCTGGAAATTACGACTCTGCTAATACTACTTGGGCGACTGGCGCAAATACAGGAAATCCATTCCTTGACTCTGATCGTGGAGACTCTGGTGGAAGAAGAGCATTAGGATATGTAAATGGCCCAATAACTATTTCTGACATCGATTATGATTCATATACTGATGAAATTAAATCTTACAAAGAAAAAATGGTTTTAGGCTTTGGCTTTACAGAAGAAAAGAACGTCGTAATTACATATAATAGCGACGGATCAATAGAACGAATACAAACGACCGTGTTATAATGGTAGAGGTAAAAAATGGCAATTAACGTTTTACAATATAATCAGCTGATAAAAACAGTCAACGCGAAATCTGAGCAGATTGCTGCACAGCGTAGATTACGAGATTCAGCTGATTCTGCGTGTGGTACTTTACCAGCACAAATACAATTAGTCGTTGATTCGATCGCTAATTATGATAGCGCAATAGACAGCGCACAGGACTATATCGACAACTTCGGCGGTGATCTTTCACTTCTAGGTTTAAGCGAATGTAACTTTGCATTTTATTCACATGATATATCTTGTGTTTGTTCATGGCAGCATATTAGAAACGTATGCGATTTGCCTGGATATTCATCTGTAGGATGTCTTTGTCTTGATGGAGTTAGTACTAACTGCTGTTATGGCCAATGTGGTTTTCAGTGTACCTTCACAGTTCCAGCAGGCACTAATAGACTGCAAGTAGAATTATGGGGTCCTGGAGCATCTACTACTTGGGGATCTTGTTGCGCATTTGCACCTAATGGAGCTACAGGAGGTTATTATTCAAACGTCTTCTGTGTAGCTCCGGGAGATGTCTTTTGTCTTATATCAGGATGTGCAATATGCTGCTATGCAAAAGGTTGTGAAGGCGGATATCCAGCATCCAATTCGGGTTCAGCCAGCATGGTGTACGGTTGTACTTCAGCAACTGGTTCAAACGTATGTATTTGTCTATGTGTTCAGGGCGGAGCCGCTAGTTTGTATCAAGAGATGCAGGAACGAGAAGCATGTTGTGGTTCTGCAGCACAGGGTTATTGCCAAGGTTATTGGGGATCTGGTAACTGTTTATGTACACAAGGTTACTGGATGTGCCATGACAACAGTAGAGGTTCTAGAGGTTATGAAAGCCATTTGGGACAAAATGGGTATTGTCAGTGTACTATTCCATATAAGCTATCTAGATGTAGAATAAATTACGAAGCAATAAACTCAGGCAGTTGGTCAGCTGTAACAGTTCCAGCCATGTGCTTTAGCATACCAAGTATTCTTCCAAAAGGAATGTTTAACCAAGATCAGTACGGAAATATATGTTCTCAAGGTACTCCTAAATTTCCATGTGTTCAATGTTATTGCTACACATCGCAAACATGTTGGGGTGGACAGGAATGTCAAAACTGTTGTGGCCATAGACGATCTCCAGGTGCAGGCGGTATGGGTACCCACGGAATGGGCGGCGGTACTGCTTGGTGCGGTGACATAGGCCGCGGCGGAGCTGTGTACGCACGCTGGGGTTGCATATAAAATGAGTATAAATATATTAAACAATAAAATTCTTAATTCTCTAAGAGGGATATAAAATGCCAATTACAATTACATATCCAATTCCCGATGAGCAATATGTAAACTCTTGGGATGAAGGTAAAACTTTAACTACAACATACAATGGGCCAGATGAAGTCACCTTGTATGCTAATGCAGACGGTCAAGTCTTTGGAACATCGTTTGATTATGATAGCGATGGCGCACATGATATGAATAGTGATGCTTTACTAGGTGATGGATCACCTACTTTAAATATAAGATTAAAAGCATCATCTAGCAATAAACATGCTATGGCTTGCTGGTATCTACAGAATTTTCATGACGAAGATCGAACAGACATGCCACACGAAGAAGTGTTTGAAGAAAAGACTTTAGCCGCCGACCCATCCGTCAAGTATCAAGTATCAACAAATCCAAATATACATCAAGTATTTCAGATGGAAGTTAGTAAAGATATAGATTCTGATGGCAATAAGTTTGATAATATAAAATTTAAACAGATACTTCGTTCACCAGAATCGCACAATGCGTTTATTGCGAGAACACGTAAAGCGGCCGTACAACATTATTATGATACGTATGACTTAGGTGCTGCTGGCGAATCTGATGCAGGTGCGTATTTAGCCAAGCTAGATACATTTATTGCAGGTGAAGAAGGTAAATGGCCATGGGCGTATACAACCCATCCGTCAACAAGCCTAGTTCCTAAAATACCATTGTCAGTAAATCAGGCTATTAAAATTGTAAAAGATGCTGGTGATGCTGGATTAACAATTGGCGAAATAACCGCCAATGGGCATACTAATGGCACAGGCCCGGTTAACGATCCTCGCGACAGGCTTCCGTATCAATTACCTGAGCCAATAAGTCATACAGACTTCTATAAAGAAATAACAGATTAAGAGGAATTAGAGTATGGCAGACGTATTATTTTACGCAGCATTAGATAAGTACTTGTATGCCGATACTCAGCTAACGGCAGCAACCGAACAAGCGAACCGGGCAAACAACCAATACCAAACGGCACAAAGTACACTAAACCAGTGCAAGACGTGCTTGGAGTGTTGTAAATGTTGTTACTGCTGTGTTCAATATAATAAAGAGAATGCAGCTGCAGGCTTAGCTGGACTTATTACGCTAAATCAGTGTTTAGAAAGAGATTCTTACCGAGGTTATAATACATATTGTCAAGCTTGGTGCTGTATTCCGGACACTTATAAAGACGGCAGCTGTCCGAGCGAAAGGTGCCACATCTGGGTTATAGATAATGACACACTACCCTATGGCAATGTTTTTGGATCTAACGGAAATAATACTGGACTAAACTGTTGTTGCAACGGTTATTGGAGATGTGGTTCATGTTGTAATTTTGTTGTACCAGCTGGCGTTACAAAGGTACAATTTACAGGGTGGGGTCCAGGTAATTCTAGTGGTGCATCACCAGGTTGTGGTGGATCTCCATACGGATCTACAGGCGCTTTCTTTACTACGACTATTCCTGTAACTGCAGGAGAATCCTATACGGTTTGTGCTGGTTGTGCATATTGTTGTTATCCAGGAAATGCAGATGTATATTATAACAACGGTGGACCTACATGGGTCAACGGCCCAGGCATGTGCCAAGTATGTGCTGATCCAGGTAGACACAGCTTTCAAAATCTGCAAGCGTTTAATAACGGTATGTCGTGTACATGTAGGGCTGGGGTTGCATGGTGTCAGTTCAATAACTCGGGTGGTGGATGCTGGTGTCAGTGTTCAACCTTCTATTGCTTCGACAACTCTTGCGCATCATGCGGATGCATAGCTAATGTAGGAAGTAGAATGTTTGCTTACGGCTGTTCGCCAAGAGCAATTATTTACAAAGTTCAAGGGCACTACGGTGGATATTGCTACGACACAAATAACTACGGACATACTACTGAACCAGGTGTTCCATTTATGTGTGGAGAAAACTATAACTGGACGTGTTGCGTAGGATGTAATTTCTGTTGGACAAGTGGAACTTGTTATGGTAAGTGTTGCGCAGCATGTTGCAACAACACTAATACTGGTTGGCGACGTATGCCGGGTCTGGGTGGTACTATGACTCATACAATGGGTGGTAATAGTAACTGTGGAGACGCTGGTAGAGGTGGAGCTGTAAGGATTAGCTTTATTTGTCCCTAATATATAATAGGTATGTACATGATTACTAATTTATGGTATAATATTAAATACTTCTTTAAAAAAAGAAGAACTGAAAAATTGATGAAAAAGCGAGATCCTTTTATATATGAGCGTTACTTCTGATAAAAAATTATGGTTGTTCGGAGACAGTTTTCTTTCCGAACAACCCAAAGGTACCCCTACCGAAATTTTACAAAAAACATGGTTTAATCAAATAGCAATGTTGCTACACGCTGACGTGCATAGCACAGCAGTTAATGGCTCATCTTTAGATTATCTAATTACAATGCTTTTAGAAAATAAAGATGCTATGAGCAGAGGTGATTACGCTATTTTTGTTTTAAGCGAACCAAGTAGAAGATGGTTTATACAGGACAGACCTGATTGGGGAAACCTAAATATGCGGGGAGGATACCACCAATATCCTGTTAAAAAAGTAGTAGCCGCTATTGATGCGTATAAAAATCATTTACAAAATGAAGCATCATTAATGTCTTTATACTATGGAGCAATAGGAATAATTAACCATGTATGCTCATACCATGGAATAAAATTTGCCGTACTTCCAGCGTTTACTCCACATGTTACAGTAAATTATACGGAAAATGGTAAATCTGCTTATAAACATCTTTCACATAAAATTACAGAAATTAGCCCAATGGGAAAGATGTGCAATGTTTTTGGAAATTTAACTACAATATCTACCGAAGAAATGGGTGATGGTAATGAAAACGGTAGTGCAAAAAAAACGTGGCACAATATCGTTTCCGACAAATGGCACGGATGTGATCAAAGACTAAATCATCTTAGTGAGCCTAATCATGAAATTTTAGCAAAAAAAGTATACAACTGTTTAGTGATGGGCCAGGATATAGATCTAACGTCTAATTTTCAAAAAAGTCTTATCAATGAAGACAACTACATGGACGTAAATCCAGACAATATATATAATCACGTATATGGTCCTGCAGACGTTGTATCTAACGGGACTATTGCTTCACGAGAACATAAACTTAAATTATTTTAAACTGAACTGAGGTAGATTATGGACAAAGCCTTCTTCTTGAATGGGGGCGCAGGAAGAGTATTAACTGCTATTCCAGCTTTAGAAAAAAGCATTCAAAAAAATCCAAATAATATTATTGTAGCAGAAGCTTGGCCAGAGCTATTTCTAATGAGTCCAATTCTCAGAGATTGTTCTTATGTTCCTAATACAAAAAATTTATTTGAAGACAAATTATTAAATAGAGAATGCATAACCCCAGAGCCTTATAGGCTCAACGCATACTATAATCAGAAATGTAATCTAAGTCAAGCCTTTGACATGATTATTAATGATTTAGATGAAGTTCCAGATATTGAACCATTAAAATTAGAAATTTCAAAACGAGATCAGGTTTTTGGATATAATTTTATTGATGATGCAAAACAAAACTTAAGAAAAGAAAAGTGTATCGTATTTCAGCCGTTTGGTTCTGCAGCTTCTATAGAGGGCAGATTTATTATTGATTCTACTGGTAGAAGTTTTGAACTATCTGATGCGTTACATATGATAGAAGCCCTAAAGGAAGAATATATTATTATAATGATGTCTACTTTTCCTATTCCAACAGATCAAGATCTTGGTATATTAACACCAAAAGATTTAAATCTCATACAATGGGCAGCAATAGTAAACGCCTCAGACGGATTTTTTGGCTGTGATTCAGTAGGTCAGCATCTTGCTCACGCCCTGGATAAACCAGCAACAGTCGTAATTGGAGGAACAGCTCCAGAAAATATTTCATATCCTCATAATAAAAAATTTAAAATATTTGATTTAGGTGAAGGAAAAAGAAGATTTTCTCCTATGAGAGTTACATATGATCCATCCTATGATTTAAATAATGAAGGCCTAATGCTTATGGATGACTCAACTAAAAAAGAAATTCTAGATGTGGTAAAAGGATATTAGAATGGAAACTGGATATATTTTAGCAATTGCCCGCGGGCATAACGGTGCCACATGTCTATTAAAAGACGGCGAAATTGTATTCATGCTAGAAGAAGAAAGACTTAGCCGCCATAAATATGATGGCGGTCCATTAGCAGGAATGATAAAGGTATTAGACTATACAGATAAAGTTGACTATCTTGTAATAGCCCATACTCAACCAGTATCTGAAACAGCAGGTAAAATTGACTTTACTGGCGATAACATATATACTGGTTTGGCTAGAAAATTAGGACTTATTGATAGAAAACAAAATATCTATGATCACCCTCAAGTATTAGATTATTCTAAGATTCATCATAAGTTACATGCAGCTGCAGCATTTTACAGATCCGGATTTGAAGATGCGGTTGCGGTTATTGCCGATGGAGCTGGTACGTTTGCTCCAATGGCGTTTGACGGAGGTAGAGGTGAGCCTCGGCAAGTAATGACATATGAAACAGAAAGTATTATTGATTGCAGCTATCCATATACATTTGCTAATAAATGGAAACACCACGGCCATGCTGAAAATATAGCACCGATTATGATAAAAGACTTTAATGGTCCGGATATGTTAGGAGATGACGTATTTGATATAGTATTCACGGATAGAGCTGGAATTACAAAGGCATATGAAGCCGTCACAGAGTATTGTGGATTTAGTTCGATTGAAGCTGGAAAAACAATGGGGCTGGCTCCATACGGAAAACCTAATAACGATTTAGAACCCTTGTTTGAAAAAGTATGTCTAGACGGTTTAAATGTTCCTTTGGTAAATCGTGGTAAAGTTTTACCTACATATCCGAATTCAGCAACGTATGTACACAGTACTAATAAGTACGCGGCGTTTAGTGGAGATAGCAAAGATCTTACAAAATTACAAAATCGTAGAGACGTCGCTTATCAGGTGCAACAAGAAACTCAAAATGAAATAGTAAATCTAATTAAAAAGGCAGTAGATATAACTGGAAAACAAAACGTAGTTCTGTCTGGAGGATACGGACTAAATTGTGTGGCAAATTACGAGTATCTAAAACATTTAATTGATACTCCAATTAAACTATATGTTGAGCCTATATCGAGCGATGCGGGTACATGTATCGGTGCAGGACTATTATGTTATCATATGTCGCAAAGCTTAATTAATGAAAATACTAAAAAAGACGTCAGCGGGATATATTTAGGTCCGCAATATAATTATTCTAAAGACTATGTTGAAGATAATAAAGGCATATTAGAATATGAAACGCAGGATGCTTCATATTCTGACGTAGTAAATCTTATAAAAGATAATAATATTGTTACAATATTCCAGGGAAGATCAGAGGCCGGGCCGCGGGCGTTGGGAAATAGAAGTATATTATATAATCCAGGAGATCCTAATGGCAAAGATCACGTAAACTCAGTAAAACGTAGAGAATACTTTAGACCATTTGCTGGAACTATTCTAGAAGAAGACGTGCACGATTGGTTCGATCTACGAGGCATGGAGTCCACTCCTCATATGATGTACGCTGTTGACTGTAAAGATGGGGTAGCTGAAATGGTCCCATCTATTATACACGTAGATGGAACCTGCCGAATTCAGACTGTAAATAAGGAGCAAAATCTCCATTATTATAATTTAATTAAAGAATTTAAAAAGCAAACTGGAATTCCAATGATTTTTAATACTTCGTTTAATTTAGGCGGTGAGCCATTAGTAGAAACTTTTGAAGACGCTATACGTACATTAAAAAGCTCTGCTATAGAATATATGTTTTTACCAGAATACGAAAAACTAATTACAATAAAAAATTAAGTTTTTATAAAAAGTGCTGGATCTACTGGACTTATAAAATCATGATTAACCAATGTCTTCATTAATTTGGTCGTATCGGCCTTAGTGAAGCATTGGTATTGTGATTTTAAATGTTCTGGAAAATCAATATATTCTATTTCGATATCGGTAAAATTTGATAATTGAGTTGCTATGAATTGAAAGCTATAAGCATTGCCAGTACCAATGTTCCAGATTCCAGATTCTTTGATATCAAAAAACTTTTTATGTATTGCGCATACGTCTTTTACATGAATCATATCTCTATAAAAGTTCTCACTACCGGTAAATAATTTTATTTCTTTGTTTTTTGCCCATTTACTTATAACACTAGCTTGTTCACCCTTATGTTCTTCATGAGGACCATACACATTGAAATATCTAAATCCTTGAATCTCTATAGGTAAATCGTATTGTAATGTTTTTATCACTAAACGATCAAACATATACTTTGACCATGCATAAGGGCTTTGTGGAGAACAATGTTGTTCTTCTACAAATCCTGAGGTTCCATCCGCGTTAAAACTTTCTCTAGTTACATCATCAAATGTTATAGGAGAACCATAAACTGATGCTGAAGAAGCATATGCAAAATCAACTTGTTTGTCAATACAGTGCATTAAAAGCTTATAACTAAAATCATAGTTATGATCCATAATCATACCTACATTTTTTTCAGTAGTGCTAGATATAGCTCCTAAGTGCACAACTTTATCGACCTCATTAAGATCAGGCATATCTAGCATTACTGGATATTCAATAACTTCAATATTGTCTTTTTTTAAAGATTTTACGAGATTTTTCCCAATAAATCCATCTGATCCTGTTACTAAAATTTTCATTGTAATTCCTTTATTGATTCTATCCAGTCTTCACCTGAGATAGTATATGTTCCGTTATGTGATACTGCTATACCAGCTAATTTATTTGCAGCTCTAGTTGAAGCCGATATAGACATACCAGCTTCTGTACCTAAGGCTAATCCAGCCATAAAGGTATCGCCTGCACCAGTAACATCAAACACTTCTTCAACTTGTGACTCATAGTGTTCTATTGTATCTCCTACTAATAATACACCATCTTCTCCTAATGTCACAACCAAATGCTCTAGTTCTAAATGATCCCTTGTAAGTTGCGCTTTTGCCATTAGTTCTTTAGGCGTCTTACAAACTCCTACATAATCTTCAAATTCTTTTCTATTTGGCTTTAATATATGTGCACCTTTATAATTATCTAAAGAAAGTTTAGGATCTACTAGCACTTTAGATTTAGCTTTTTTTATAAACTCTAATGGATTTTTTATAGACCCTTTATTATAATCAGATAATACTATGACTCCTGAATTAGTATTCCAAAGTTCTAGTATATTATCTTCTAATTTAGAATCCTTTATATATTCTTCATCGTCTATGCGTGACATGTATCTATTATTAGACATGATTCTAGTTTTTAGTGGTATTTTATGCGTATGAAAAAACGTATGATTGGGATTATCAGTAAATAAATCTGCGTTATATTCATCTTTATAGCAAGCTAATCTTGCTGTATAATAAACTGATGAAATATTATTATATACATTTCCTACTCCTCCCCAACGCCTTTCGCGAGAAGTTAAATCTACAATGGGAACTGGAGCTTCTGGAGAAATTCGAGTTGTAGTACCATAGATGTACTCATCTATAATCATATCACCTGTTACATAAATCATTATATAAATACCTATTTCAATGGAGTTGTTATGGCGTTACGTGATCTCGTTAAAGACGTACATACTGAAGCAGAAGAAAGCCCGTTTGCAAAGCTGCTCATGTCAGGTGCTATATCTAAGCATCAGTACGCTAACTATTTATATCAGCAAGAAATGATATATTTTAGGTTAGAGCAAAGGGCAGATAAACTTGGCATATTAGAAGATATACCTGATATTAAAAGACATCATAAAATTGTAGAAGACCTTCGTTCGTTAGAAGTAAATGATAGTTTTAAACTATATCCCGTTGTAAAAGAATATTGCGATTATGTAGAAGGCATTGATGAATATCAATGCTGGGCACATATGTACGTTCGTCACTTTGGAGATATGTATGGAGGCAATATGATTTCAAAACGTATTCCTTTTGGTTTACATAACATGTATAAATTTGAAGATAAAAAAGGCCTTATAGAATACGTTAGATCTAAGCTAGATGATGATATGTACAAAGAAGCACAAGGCGTTTTTAAATATGCAACAGCGCTATTTAAGGAGTTAGAAAAAGAATATGGTCTTTGAAAAACTTATAGATACAAGCGAAAGAATGCGAGCAATAGTTGAAAGCCTTGCCACTACAAAACATACTCACAATTTTCCCTGGCCTGCAGATACTTATTTGTCTCCAGATATTTGGCGAAGAGCCGATTTAGATATTATCGATGCACGAGAAGATCGTAAACTTTGGATGATGCATTTGTGCGTGTATCCTCATACAAATGATCCTGCTCCAATATTTGGATTTGATGTTATCGCAGGACCAAATAAAGTCACTGGAGCCTTTCACGACTTTAGTCCTATAGATCCTAATAGTCACATATTATCACAATTTAAAAAGAATGTACACAGTTTTATTCCATCAAAGAAAAGAGAACTACCTGACTGGGCTAAAGCAATTTTTAGTGGATCAATGGTTTCAGCCGGAAACGTTAGAGATCCTGACGAACTACAAGAGCTATTAGATCTTGCTGTTAATAACTTAGACTACTTTGTTCACAATATAGGTCTTAGCACTGACAACGACTATACGGATAAGCATAACTGGTACGCAATAAACCAAAAGAAAAACCCACACACTCCGAGAGTTATGGAGAGCATGGGCGTAGATCCTTTAACAGTGAGAAAGTATATTGATGAGTGTCTCTTCCCTGAAATACCGACTTAAACAAATTGGATTAGCCACTATAATATTTTTTACTATAAAGGGAATTATAACGACAACTATTATTATTTTAGGGTTTTCTCAAATTCCTGCAGCGATTGAAATATTCGAGTCTTTTTCTTTACTTTCTGATTAGCAAAGGAACCTAATTTTTTAACAGTTTCTTCTGTTGGATTAATTAATATGGCTCTAGCGCCTATTTTAAATGCAGCCTTTGCATCGTTAATAGTTTTTCCAACATATATACTTCCTTTAAATTTAATTTGCGGATTTTCGCTTTCAGCTCGTTTAAACATTCCAGTACTTGGTTTTACAAAAGAATCTTGTCTTTCTACTCCAATAGAATAATACATATAGTCAATAGACATAATGCCAGCATCACCAAATATTTTCATAAGTCCTTGTAGCATAGATTCTGATTTTTCTTCAGTGGAACCAGCTTCGTCCATAATTAATCCGACCTTATAACCTTTTAGTCTTAAATTTTTTATGGCTTCTAAAGCTCCTTCAATTGGTTCTAACGATGTTCCTTTCGTAATAACATCTTTTCGTTCAAACGCTATATTAGTTTTATGAAACGTTTTAGGCCACATATTTTGAATATTGTTGTTATCTACCTGGGCTGGATTATAGTCAGGTATTTGCATTGCTTTCATATCAACCATTATTTAAATACGCTAATACTGCGCCCTCTGCTGAACCACTATCGCTTGGATTTGGTGGTATGTATATATTATCAAATATTTTGCTTGCAATGTTTGGTACAGATTTGTTAAATGCGACTCCACCGCTTAACACAATATTGCGGCTATCTGTAATTTCTTTTGCATGAATTAAAACTTTAGTTACTAAACTCTCAAAAATTGTACGCGATGCGCTGGCTATTTCCTTTTTACCGCTGTCCCACCACATTTGCCTAGCGCCGCGGTGAAAGTTTACTCTAAATTTAGGTAATGGATCCCACTGTTTTATTATATCATTTTCCATTTGTACTACTAATTGTGAAAATGGTGTATATGATCTAGACATTTTTTCAAATACAGCTTCATCTTGCTGTGGCTTTAATCCGATTCGATCTGTCATAGCTGAATAGAATAGTCCGATGCTATGAGGATATTTAGTTGACTTTATTTTTTTAAGTTTGCCGTCTTTGGCTTTCCATATAGATGTACAATCAAATTCTCCAATACTATCAAGAACCACAATAGTGGCATCTTTAAATCCACTATTGTAAAAGGCTGCAGCATGAGATTCATGATGGCCTACGTATTTCCATTTACAGTTTATATTAAGATCTCGTAAATATCTTTTAATGTTATTTCTTTTAAAAGGATGTTTTTGTCCTGCTATAAATTGTCTAATAGATTTAAGATATGGATTTTCATACCAGATAACTAAATCAGGTTTGCCGTTTTTCTTGGCTTCATCTATACATTCTGGCGTGTGTCTAGAGCCTTTACCTGAAATAGTATTTACAAGTTTAAATCTATTTCCTAAGTTATTGTCTTTAAAAATAGCTACAGACCAATCATGACCGTTCTTTGACATACCCCATATTATCATTTTTGACTATTGCCTTTGGCAACCCTGTAATTATCTTCCACTGAATCTGGAGTAGAAACTTCTATAATAGTTCCTTTTTTAACGCAGATTACTTGGTGTGGTGTTAAAGGTTTTATTCTTACCGAATCTCCTGGATTTAACCTTTGTTTTTTAACGTCTGCACTTTCTGTTTCAATAGTAAGTAAATCAAAGACTCCTTCAAGAACAAAAAATGTTTCGTCCTTTAGCGCATGAAAATGCATTGAAAACCTTGCAGCTTCATTAAATACTAATAATTTCCCTGTGTACTTATCGTTAGTAGCAAAGATATTTTCATGGCCCCAGCCTTTTTCGACAAAGCCTTCAAGTTGCGTCATTGCGAATCCTTTCAATAAATTTAGTAGTAGAATACCCTAGCGTGTACGGTATAATTTTTACTCTAGCTAAATCGTTACCAATAACATTATCTGGTGCATAATCACCGCCTTTTGTAATTATATCCGGTCTTATATATTTGATTAGTTCATAAGGCGTTGGCTCATCAAAAATATAAACACGGTCAACAAAGCTTAAAGATTCTAGTGCAAACTTTCTATCTTCTTCTTTGTTTATTGGTCGATCTGAACCTTTTAGTTTGCGTACACTACTGTCTGAGTTGATACCGACAATAAGTCTTTCTCCCCAAAAGGCAGATTCTTTTAAATAATCTAAGTGGCCTCGATGTAAAATGTCGAAGCATCCATTTGTAAATACTGTTTTCATGATATTATTATAACACATTTCCTAGTGATTGTAAACGTATAAATAGATAAAAGTTTTTGAAAAAGGAACGAACATGGCGGCACCCACATCAAGGCAAGGATTAATCGACTATTGTCTTCGTAGACTCGGTGATCCTGTGATAGAGATAAACGTAGATGACGATCAGCTTGAAGAAAGAATCGATGATGCTTTACAGCTATACCAAGAATTTCACTCTGATGCAACCGTAAAGACTTATCTAAAGCATCTGGTTACTGCAGATGATGTAGCTAATGAATACATTCCTATTTCTTCTGATATTATATATGTATCACGGCTCTTACCGACTAATTCTGCGTTTGGTTCGTCTAGAAACTTCTTTGACATTAAATATCAAATGATGCTTAATGATATTGCTGATATGCAAAACTTTGCAGGAGATCTGGCTTATTACGAGCAATTACAACAATATCTATCGTTGTTAGATTCTAAATTAAATGGTCATCCTCAAGTAGAATTTGCACGGAGACAAGATAGACTATATATTCATGGTGCTTTTGCTGACAAAGAAATCAAGGCTGGAGAATATATTATTGCCGAAATATATCAAATTGTAGATCCGGATACACACACGAGTGTCTACGATGATATGTGGCTTAAAGACTATTCTACTCAATTGATAAAACAGCAATGGGGTGCAAACTTAATTAAATTTGAAGGAATGGTTCTTCCAGGAGGAGTTCAGCTAAATGGTCGACAACTTTTTGATGATGCTATAGCAGAATTAGATAGACTTAGAGAACGCATTCGCTTAGAACACGAACTTCCCCCTAACTTTTTTGTAGGTTAATATGGCAAGAAATATCTATTTTTCAGAATCTGTAAGATCTGAACAAAAGCTCTACGAGAATATAATCATAGAATCTTTAAAGATGTATGGTCAAGATCTGTATTATCTTCCTAGAACTATTGTTAATGAGAATAGAATACTTGGCGAAGATGTATCTTCTAAATTTAGCAACTCGTATAAAATTGAAATGTATATAGAAAACACGGATGGATTCGATGGCGAAGGAGACTTATTCACTAAGTTCGGAGTTGAAATACGCGATGAAGCAACTTTCATTGTGTCTAAACGACGTTGGAATACTACGGTTGGTAAGGTTGATAACCAAATAGACGGAGAACGACCAAGGGAAGGAGATATTATATTCTTACCTATGTCTAAATCTATGTTTGAAGTTATGCACGTAGAGCATGAACAACCCTTTTACCAGCTAGCAAATCTTCCAACATTTAAGATGCGTTGTCAATTGTTTGAATATAGTGGTGAAGATCTTGATACAGATTTATCTACGATAGATACTATAGAGCAAACTAATGCATACGAGTTTGATATGGTATTAAGCGGAGTAACAGGATCGTTTATCGTTGGAGAACGAGTGACACAAACTCTTACTGATGGAACAATACTTGGAGCTGAAGTATCTAAATGGGTATCCAGTACTAATTCGCTTTCTATTATACACTTAGGTGGAAATGATGGTAAATTTCATCTGCCTTCAACTGCTAAGATAATTACTGGCGCAGAATCAAATGCTACAGGAACAGTTACATCGTTTACAGAAGATAATCAGTTACACGGTAATGAGCAAAATGATGATTTTGGCAATCTAGACTTTATTGACTTTAGCGAAACAAATCCATTTGGGGATCCTAATTAATGTTTGGCAATTATTTTTATCATCAACGAATACGTAAAGCAGTTGCAACTTTTGGGGCAATGTTTAATGATGTGTACGTTTTACGTAAAGATTCTAGTGGTGGTATAATTAACACACAGAAGGTTCCGCTATCGTATGGACCACGCGCTAAATTTCTCGATAGAATCAGAGAAGTGCCAGATTTACAAGAAGCTAGAGTAGCAATAAAGCTACCACGTATGTCGTTTGAAATAATGAATATATCGTACGATCCTGCAAGGCAGCTGCCAAAAAGTAATATCACCGCTAGACCTAGTGTTGCTGGAACAGTCTTGTCTAGAAACAAAATTGAAGTAGGTGTTCCGTATATTATCAGCTTTCAATTAAGCGTTTTTGCAAAAATGCAAGATGATGCGTTGCAAGTAGTTGAGCAGGTTATACCGTACTTTAATCCTCAATACACATTATCAATACAACCGTTCGAAGACATTGAAACTATTAAAGAAGACGTCCCTATTATTTTGACTGGCGTCACAATGAATGACGATTATGAAGGAGAAGTTGCTTCTAGGAGAACTATAGTATATACTATGGACTTTGACATGCATGTTAATTTCCATGGTCCGGTCTCTAGTTCAGGTATTATTCGTACTGCTATTACAGATATTCTTGATATTAGATCAGGTCTAAACGATTCTGATATTCCTTTAGAAAGAATTACAGTAACTACTAATCCTTCCGATGCCAGCCCAGATAGTGACTTTGGATTTACAAATACAATTATAGGAATTGACAGTGCATTATGATGGATTCAAATACTGCTAATAACGATTTCGAATACGCTCGTAAAATATATCACGACCTTTTAGCAAAGGGATCGGAATCTATGGAAGAAATGATGGAGGTTGCAAGAGCGACTGAACATCCTCGTGCCTTTGAAGTTTTATCTAATATGATGAAAAACATTGCTGACATCAATGGTAATCTTATGGATATGCATAAGAAGAAAAAAGATTTTCATCAAGAAAATACTAAAGCTTTACCAGGTGGAACTACTAATAATAATGTGTTTGTAGGATCTACGGCAGATCTACAGCGTATGCTACAAAATGAAATGATTGATGTTACTCCAAAAGAATGACACATACCTAGGCAATCCTAATGTAAAACGAGATGGAATAGTAGCTCAATGGACAAATGAAGAAGTCCTTGAGTACGCTCGTTGCATGAAGGATCCAGCGTATTTTGCTATAACGTATTGTAAAATTATTTCCCTTGACGAGGGATTAGTTCCATTTGAGCTATATCCATATCAAGAGAAAATGTTTAATGAGTTTAACTCAAACAGATTTAATATTGTATTAGCATGCCGACAGTCTGGTAAATCCATATCTTCTGTTGCGTATCTTTTATGGTATGCGTTATTTCACTCAGAAAAAACTATTGCGGTAATGGCGAACAAAGGTGCTACGGCACGTGAGATGCTTGGGCGCATTACGCTTATGCTAGAAAATTTACCCTTCTTCTTGCAGCCTGGTTGTAAGGCTTTGAATAAGGGTTCAATCGAGTTTTCAAATAATTCGCGTATCGTTGCGGCAGCAACATCTGGATCTTCGATTCGAGGTATGTCTGTGTCGTTATTGTATTTAGACGAGTTTGCGTTTGTTGAAAATGATGCTCAGTTTTATACATCGACTTATCCGGTTGTTTCATCTGGTAAAGATACTAAAATTATTATTACCTCAACTGCAAATGGTATTGGTAATGTATTTCATAAGATATGGGAAGGGGCTTCTCAGGGCGTAAACGACTTTAAGCCTTTTCGCGTTGATTGGTGGGATGTTCCCGGCAGAGATGAGAAATGGAAAACCCAGACAGTAGCAAATACGTCTCAGCTACAATTTGACCAAGAGTTCGGTAATACATTTTTTGGCACCGGTGATACGTTAATTAACGCAGAAACTCTATTAAAGCTTCGAATGAAAAATCCTGTGCGCTTCCTGGAAGGAGGCGACCTTAAAATATATGAAGAAACACAAAGCGGACATGAGTATATCATGCTAGTAGATGTTTCAAAAGGAAGAGGACAGGATTATTCTACATTTAATTTAATCGACATAAGCTCTAGACCTTTTAAACAGGTGGCCGTATATCGCAATAATACTATCTCTCCATTACTCTTCCCTAATATTATATATAAGTGGGCGAATTCTTATAATAAGGCATATGTCGTAATTGAGTCAAATGATCAGGGTTCGCTTGTGACAAATGGTCTTTATCATGATTTAGAATATGAAAATATGCATGTCGAATCTGCTATTAAAGCAAACGCATTAGGCGTAGAGATGACTCGTAAAGTTAAGAGACTTGGATGTTCGTCGTTTAAAGATATATTAGAAAATAATAAGTTAGATATTGTTGATGATGATACTATATTAGAAATATCTACATTTGTTGCTAAAGGTGTTTCTTATGAAGCTTCTAGCGGTAATCATGACGATCTAGTTATGAATTTAGTGATGCTAGGTTATTTTGTATCAACACAATATTTCTCGGATATGACAGACATTAACTTAAAAGAAATGATGTTTAAAAATAAGATGAAAGAAATTGAAGATGATTTACCTCCTTTTGGATTTATAGATGACGGTCTAGATGGAATACCATCAGAAGAAGAACGCGGAGGCAGACAGTGGGCTATAGAATATTTGCCAGATATTTAAATATTATAAATAAGACTGAGTGAAAAAGAATCCGCATTATGAACCCGCATATAATTTAAATTTTCGAGAGGACAGAAATTATGGCATTTTCAGAATCTCCAGCAATTACCATTAGAGAGGTTGACGCATCTGGTGTGGTGCCAGCAGTTTCTTCTTCTACCGGTGCATTTGTTGGTAATTTCCGTTGGGGCCCAGTCGAAAAACCAATTCTGATTTCAAATGAAGCAGAACTGGCAGACACTTTCGGCACTCCTACGGCTGCAACATCTGTCGATTTCCATTCGGCAGCGTACTTTCTCAAGTATACAAATGCTCTTCAAGTTGTTCGCGTATTAGGCGATACAGACGGTTATAACGCTTATAACCACAACGAAGCAGCAAATGGAGCAAATGTCAGAATCAAAGACGGTGATGCATGGGATGCAGCGCTTGCAGGATTTGATTCCGATAAACACACATTTATAGCTAAATGGCCCGGCGCATTGGGCAATAGCTTAAGAGTTTCCTTGTGCCCACAACAAGGTGCTGATTCAGCATTTGACGCTTGGGCATATAAAGACAACTTTGACACAGCACCAGGTACTTCACCGTTTGCTGAAGGTAAAACAGCTACTAATGACGAAGTTCACGTCGCTGTAATTGACAACCTTGGCAAATTCTCAGGTACTAAAGGCACAGTCTTAGAAACATATCCGTTCATGTCGTTGGCAAAAAATGCTAAGACACCTGACGGATCTACAAATTATGTAAGAGACGTAATCAATAGAAAGTCATCATACATTTGGATGGCTGGGCATGACTCTGATTATACAGTTGCAAATTCTGGGTTAGACGCTGATACAAACGTTGATTTCCAACTTTCATCTGGCGTCTTGGCTGCTAAAAACTACGATCTTACCGAAGGTGATGAATCAGAAAATATGGACGTAGGTGACTATATTACTGGTTTTGATCAATTTGAAGACAAAGATAATATCCAAGTAGATCTTATGATTGCTCCTCAAATGACTTCAAGGACAGATACTACTACAATAGTTAATGATCTTGTAAGTATTGCTCAAGGTCAACGTAAAGATTGCGTTGTCGTTGCATCTCCCGCTAGATCAGATATTGTAGGCCTACAAGCCACCGCTGCTAATACTAATGCTGTCGCGACGGCAGCCACGTTTACAGCGTCATCATATCTAGTAGTTGATAACAACTATCTTAAAGTTTATGATAAATATAACGATGAGTTTATTTTTATCCCCGCAAACTCATCAACCGCAGGTGTTATGGCTGCGACTGATGTAACTGCGGCAACTTGGTTCTCACCAGCTGGTCCACGACGTGGTCAATATCTTGGTGTGACAGGTATCTCATACTCTCCGAACAAATCTCAGAGAGATGTACTATATCGTAACGGTATTAACCCGATTGCGAATATTCCTGGTCAAGGGTTGCTACTATTCGGTGATAAGACAAAGCTTGCAAGACCTTCTGCATTCGATCGTATTAACGTACGTCGTTTGTTCTTGACTATCGAAAGAGCGATTGGAATCGCTGCTCGCAACGTTATGT